GTCCGCGCTGGTGATGCTTGGGTTCTTGATTAGTGGCTTGCCCCACACCGCTTGCTGCGCCTCGGACTTGCTCAGTGCGCCGGTACGGATGTAGCGGTTGTACTGTTCCATGCGAATTGCGTTGTCTGCACCGAGGTAAGCATCTGCCGTGGTCTGCCCGTCAGGTTGGGAGATCAGCGAGCTGTAGATCTGCTGCGCACGGTCGAACTCCGCACCGATTGGGCCACCGCCTGCAAGCTGTCGGAACGGCTCTTGCATCATGCTCTGCAACTGCGGGTTCACGTACGTGTTGCCGTGGTTGTAGTTGTCAACGATGTACTTCGCCGCAACGTCCGGCCCTTGCTGTGCGAGCTTAGTGCCGAAGCTCTGCCATGCGATTGCGTCCACTTCTGGACCCTTCACGCCGCTGGCCTGAGTGAACTTGCCCATACCGCCTTCAAGCATGCTCATGGCACTGGCGATTGTCGCGTTCTGCTTAGCTTGGTCGCTAGCAGTGCGCAAGCCTTCCTTGTACTCAGCCAAGTTGCGTTGGTCGCCCAAACGGAATGCCCGTTGGTAGCTCGACTTCTGCATAGACATTGCGTCTTTCATGGTGATGATGCCAGCGCTGCTACCAGTCTCTTTCATGTACTGATCGTTGATCTGCAACACGCGCTGCTGGATAGCCGCAGGGCTCATGCCTGCTGCCTTGCCGCTAAGCTCGGCGATGTACGCACCGTACTGATTGAAGCCGTACTGCTGTGCCGTTGCCGTCTCCGCCTGCTGCCGTGCCTTGATGATGTCCGTCTGGTCATCAGCACTCAACACGCTCTCGTAGAAGCTGGGCTTGCCGCCCACACGCTCGTTCATCCAACGGTCAAGGTAATGATTACCCTGCGCCATCTGGTTTACGGCGACTTCCTTGATCGTCTTGCGGTACGTCTTGTCGTCCATGCCTTGCGGCTGAGCCAACGAACTTAGCGTCGTGTACTTCGCTTGATCGAAGTCAGCCTCGTTCGTAGTGCCACGGGCCAAGCCCAGTGCAGCACCTTGAATCGTGGTGGCCGAAGCGTTAATCATGCCGGTGAACTGACGAGCGCTTTCGTTCTGCACGTACTCGTAGTTCGCCTTGGCCTGAACCTTCATCAGTGCCGGTAGCTGCTGCGTGATCTTGCTTTGGATCGCAATGTCAACGTCAGCATCGCCGGTCATGTGCTGATTCATACCAGCGGCAATGCGCTTGCCCGCTTGGCTTGGGTCCATCTTAGCCAGCTCAGGCATCTGCCGATACACGTCCGTGGCGAACTCGTCCACCTTGGTCATGCTCGCCATCGCCTGCGCGCCGCGAATGGTTGCCGTTGGCCCGAAGATACTGGCAAACGGCGGGTCGTCTTTCTTGATGTCCGCGAGTGCTTCGCCTGTTGCTACGCGCTGCATACCCGCAAGGTACATCTGTTGTTGCTTCTGTTGAACCTGCTGCCCAACGTACTTATCCGCCATCTTCATTACAAAGTCAGCGGTAGCTTGTCCCTTGGGTTCAGCAGGTGCAACCACGCCTTGGTAACTGCCAGTGCCGCCACCAAAGACTTGAGATTGCCCTGCCATAGTGCCTCCTACAAAAGTTTGGCACCCAACTGATAGTTGGAGCCGGTTGTGGATGTAGTCCCGCCTCCGCTACCGAAGGACCGGGACAGCAAGCCGCTTACGCCGCCGCTGGACTTGCTCATGTCGAACGAGCCGCCCTTGCTGAACATGCCTTGACTGTACATGCCGCCAAGGATGTTTGCACCAGCGCTTAGCAACATCGTCTGATTGCTGTCGTCCAGCTTGGCTGGCCCAACGATGTCGGCGACGTTGATGTTTGCTTGGTACAGGTTGTTGTTGATCTGGTTGTACATCTGGTACTGAGTTTCGCGAGTCGCATCGTCGATCTGGAAGATCTGATTGTTGTACGTGCGTTCTTCTTCACTCTGCCCGATGTCAGCCGTCAGGTTCAGGGTACGATTCAAAGCTTCGATACTCCCGCCACCTACTCCCGCCGCGCCACCGGCAGCCACTAGGGCACCGGTCTTGGCCGCTGCGTCAAGCCTCTGCGCCAGCCCGCCGTTGGTCATCTGGCGACCGAGCTGAACGTACTGCGTGTTCATCTTCTCGATTGCCTGACCACCACTGCGGAGCATGTCGTTGTTCTTGATGCTTTGCGTCAGGTTGTTCAAGGCGGCAATGGCGCCGGAGCGCTCATTGTTCACCTTACGTTCAAGGTTGGCGATGTACGTATTTGCTTTGTTCGTGGTGTTGGCGGCTTTCGCTTCGTTCTGCGTTTTAACAGCAGAGAGGATCGCCATACCAGCCATCGCAAAGAACATCGGTTAGTTCCTCCGGCTAAAGAATTGCCCGGACCATTCCATGGCCGACAACCCAAATGGCAACCACGAGCGAGACTGGAAGCGCACTTTGCAAGCTCGCGTTTCCTTGTACACGCCAGCGGTTGTGGTAGCAGTCTCCATGATCTGCTGTGTGTTGAGTACCCAAACCCCAGCGGCTCGTGCCACCCAGTTCAGCACCTCGACTTCCTGCATGTCCAAGGTCTGGAGATCCTGCACAAAGACTTTCATCGCTGCGCTGTCAACCACCGTCACCTTGAAGTTGCCCAAGGTCAAGCGCCCGTCGAGGATCGGCTTACCGTCTCTGTCCCGCATGAACGGGTTGGTTATGGTAACGTGTCCGTCGAAGTTCGCGCCGATCTTGATGCTGTTGATGAAGTCCGGGAACTCCGTCGCCAGCCTGTCGTATTCGTTAGCAGCTCGACCAATGAGGAAGAAGTCGCCAGCGGACTTGTCCAGCACAACCGATAGTGCGTCCTGAATCGGACTACCACGGGCCATGTTGCCTGCGCTCTCCGCTGGGCGGATACTGTCCAGATGCGGGTTGTCGCTCAGCGAACCGGCGAGGGTGAACTCGTCCAGCACGTACACGCAACCTTCCATGCCCTTGCGCAGCGTCACCGTAAGCAATGCGCCGTCCTTGCCAGTGATCCCGACAGTCGGCCCAAGCTCCGGTGCCCACGTCCAGCGGCTCCAGCTATCGAACAGCCGTTCCGTCTGGCCCGGTGCGTCCAAGTAGCTGAACACGTACACGCCGTTGGTAAGTCCGCTGGTACGTACGAACAGTGCCGAGGGCGAGGTCGTGGCGACCAGTGCGGTAGGCGAGCCAGCCAGATACTTGCTCAGTTGCTGCGTCACTTCAAAGGTGCTGACCGTACCGGCGTAAGCGCCAGTCTGCATCTGCTGCACCGTCAGCTTGTGATCTCGTGGCTGAGTGTAGAACACCAAGTTACCGGCAGACACGGGCGAGCAATGGTTGCTGTCGGCGTAACTGGACTGAATCGCGATGTACGGGTTGCTCGGTAACAACGCTTCCCGCCCGCTGATTGCGTACTGCCAGACGTTTCCGAACAGGAGCAAGTCCCGGTCAAGCAACGCGCCGTCAGTGATCACATCATCGTCAGAGCCCAGTGCGTACATTTCAATCGGGTCGTCGTTCGCAATCTGCAATGCCGAGGCACGGAAGAAGTTAAAGTAGTCACCCGTCTTGGACAGCAGCACCGTTGAGCCAGACACCAGCATCAGGCGGTCTTGGAACAACCGCATGTACGTGATGGTCTTGCCGAACATCGCTGGCAGCGCCTGACTGTCGAAGTCACCGGACGAGCTAGGAACCCAGCCCGGAGTGTCCACGCCGCTGATCTCCTTGAGGATAGTCGCGGAGCTTGCGAGGTAGAACGTGTCGCCGACCATCGTACCGATCAAGCATACGAATCCCGGAGTCACCAGCGTTCCCGCCGCTTCCTCCCAAACCACTTTCTCCCAGCCAGTACCGCTGTTGATAGCACGAGCCTTGACGTAGTACGCCTGCCCGCTGCCGCCGCTGGTCATGCGCGGGCTGACCTTGATCACCTTGCCTGCCATGTGCCGCACGCTGAGGTCAGCAACGCTCTCCACCTCGTGCAGCACGGCGCCTACGGTGTTGTTGTTCGCGCCGTCCGTGATAGCCAGTTCCGTGATGTTCGTGAACGTTAGGTGGTTGTCCACCGTGCCCACGTCAGCCTCCGGGAACTCCACACCGTAGATGATCGGGTTGCCGTCTGCATCGTTGACAGGATCTTCCGGCTTCTTGATCTTAGCGACCAACCGTTTTCGAAGCTCCACAACAATTGCCGAGGGCACGATAGCCGCAGCCGCCGTACCGATCCACTTGTTCACAGCGGATTGGTAGGCGTACACCCGGTCGTTAACCTTCTTGACGTACGCAGAGTCGCCCACTAGGATGTCACTGGTGTCGAGGGTTCCCGGATAGTAACTTGCCGGTGTGACGTACTCAACGTGGTACTCTGTACCGTTGGAATGCTTCACGGTCACTGTGTACGTCCGGGAGTAGTTACCCACCGTCACATACGCAACGCCGCGTG